GAGAAAATCTGGGCAAGAGCAACTGGTCACCTTATGGGTAACACAGATGATGATCGTCCAGATGTTCCTATTTTAAGTCTCAGAGAAGCAAGAATTGCGTTGTTCCTAAAAACATTTTGGGTAATTATACACGTTGTTACTTGTTTCTTTATTATCGCAAATACAATAAGACATTGGTAAACAATTATGAATTTTATAGAGACAATAAAAGAAGCGTTGCCAGAGTATGCGAAAGATACAAAATTGAATCTTGACGCAGTTCTTCTGCGAAGTTCTTTAGATCTAGACGAAGCAATGGGTTGTGCTGTTGCTTCTCTTGCGGCAACAGGTAATGGTAAGGTGCTTGCTGTTTTACTCGCAGACGCACCTGCTGAGGCGAATGCTGCTATGTGTGCTGCGAGTATTATGGCTCAGAACAATGTGTGGTATCCGTATGTTGAAATGGCTGAAGATTCAAACTTGGCTGGTCTACCACCACAGTTGCGTATGAACGCAATTACTACACATGGTGGTACGACTAAAGCAAGATTCGAAGCGTATGCTCTAGCATCATCTATCGTAGGCAAATGTCATTTCTGTGTGAAAGCACATTATGATACACTGCGTAAAGAAGGTTATACTGTTGAACAACTTCGTGACATTGGTCGCATTGCTGCAGTAATGAACAGTGTTGCTAAAGTGCTAAATAGTTAATATGGATAAAACTGAACTAAAACTTAGACAAATGTATCTTGATACAGCGAAAAAGATTGTTGCTTTTAATAGAGCAAGACATTTCGGACATTGTTAAGAATTGTTGTAATCCCTTCAAAGCGAAGGAGTTCTGGACGGGAGTTCGATTCTCCCCACCTCCACCAAAAGTATTATCGTCCCACACCAGACAATTAAAGTCGAAATGTCGTGATAATTCTTCTGATGGGGGTGACTAGGTTTCGACAGGGCTAGATAGTAGAGACGGCAACACGGGAATGTGAAACCCGCAGGATTGGGGAAACTCGGTCGAAGAAGCAAAACAAAGTAAACGCAAACGATGAAGTTTACGCATTGGCAGCTTAATTGCTGACTAGGGTTTCGATGGATGAACCTCGTAACAGAATCATCCATCATCTATACAGTTTTTAATTTTCGAAAGGTAGTAATTCTTAACTTATATGCAAAAATTTTACGTCGAAGATTGTCCTAAAAATAGAACAGTTGCTATGTGGATCAAAGAACAACTTTTAGAATGGACACCAGCAGCTAAACAATTATACTACGAGTCTGATTATGCAAAATACATGAATGTTGTATTTAAGTTTAAAGGAGACGTTAAAGGTCTTCAGGAATCTTTGGATACTGGTATTGCAACATATGGTAAATTTGGATGGAAATCTGCCGAAGGCGAAGATCCAACATATAGTGGTATTTCTGTTACTCACAATCCAAATTTACA